CTCCTGCGCGTCCGTTGGTTGCACTTGGTCTAGTTGCTCGAGTTTGGAGTTTGTTCCAGCCCGGAAGTACCGAACGCTCCCGCCGTAAAGTTCTTCACCAACTAACTGCTGCGGGCTGCGTGGAGCATCAGCATTCATCAGCTCAAACGCCGGATCATGTGGGTCAGCCATGCCCATTTCGTTATGCTCGATTAGGCCAATGGAGGAGCAGAGTTTTGCAGCTTCTCTCATGTACCCTTGAACAGTCGTAAGGTCGCGAAGGTCGAGGAGCGCCGAGGTGACGGCTGGAAACCCTCGAATTTGATCCGCAGCCCGAGGCTCTGCCAAATAATCCACCGACCGCGCCGAGATGAATTCGTCGGGTTGGTCGTTGTCGTTGAGGACTTGAAACGCAACGGGGCGTCCTTTGGACATCACCACACCGTTGTAAACTTTTAGCCCTTTATACGGCCCGCTTTGAAGGATTGCTCCGTTTTCGGAGGAACCCACTTTATGCCATGGCAATGCCTGCAACTGTGGGTACCCTTCGCGGCTTTCGGAGTAGAGCGTAAACGCGTCTCCATCGCGGTCGATGGCAACGCTGTCCAGGTACAGCCCCGTGACAAAATCAAACCCGTTCACGTAGGCAATCGGGTAAAACTGGTTCACAAGCCACTCTTCTGCCATGTCTCCCCACTCGCGCACTTTGCGGTCGCCCTTTCCTCCGACGTGCCGGGGTTGCCATGACTTCCCGACGGCATACATGGCTTTCTCTTCGATTGCCCCTTGAATAGGGCCGAAGTTCCAGAAGGCTTTATTCGAGGCGCTGACGATGCGCTTCCATTCGCCGACGCTGACCTCTTTCGACATTGGCAGCGTGTGGGTGTGCCAGTAGGGGCGCAAGCCGCTCCAACCCGCCGAAATAAGCCGCTGCGAAGCGATGCTGCCAAGCATTGCGCCGGCCTTTGGCTTTTTGAAAATGGAAATCAGTTTGTCGAACATGATCAGTTGAAGAGGGCGATGGTTCGAGTGATTGGGCGCTGGAACCCGCGAGCCTTGGCGTCGAGCGCCATCTGCGCCAGCGTCACGATCTCCACCGGCGAAAGTGTCGTCAAATCGTACTCGAGTTGAAACGAAGACCCGTTAACATTGGACGCAACCACGGTTCCCTCGAGGCTCGCAACTGCATCAAATGCGCCGTCGCGAATTTCCCGCAACCGGCCAACGTCGAGTTGCATAAACAGCCTAAGCAATTGCGGGGTCGGTTTCATTTCGATTCAGTTGACGCGTCAACCGGTGTTTCGGGCTTGAGGAGTTTAAACATCGTTGCTACCGCCACCTGCATAGACTCGCAATCCCACAAGTGATTGGCTCGAGAGCCTATCTTTGCCCATCGCAAAACCATCCGCTTTGTGGCCTTGTCGATGACCTCCCGCTTCATCTCCGAGTTGAGTTGCGACAGGTACTCACTCGAGACATCACGCGGAAACTCCCAACGCGGTGAGCCCTGCGCTCGTAATTGCGCCAATGCGTCTTTGATGCCTTCGTTAGACCAAAACACAAATCGCACCTCCCCACCGTTGGGGGCGCGTGCTTTTTGGAGTTTTGAGAACAACTGCATTACGCCCTGCTCGTTTTTGAAGCCCTTGTAACCACTTCCAGCGATGCCCGTCCACCCGTACGACGCAAGCCAGTTCTGGACATTTCCGGTGTTGTATTGTTGGTCAATAAAAAGCAACTGCGGCTTAACGGCATACCGTTGTTGAAGTTCGCGAACCATTTCAACGGTCAAAATTTTGCCTTCCCAAAGCAACCGACTCGAACCGTCCGGCCTCCATGCCCTGACGACAGCCCAAAAGTGATCCTGCTGAACGTCCACGGTCTGAAACCTGTAAACTTCCCCGTCCATCGTCTGCCCGTTCATGTAGTCAGAAAAACTATAGTCAGCGGCCACGAGCTGCACGTCGGGGGCGCTGACTTCAGCCTTCCACCGCTCTGCCAAGCGCTTTTGCACAAACTGCCGGAGGTCGTCGATAACGCCGCGTCGCTTTTGTTTGTTGGCAATCAGCCATTCGCGCACTAAGTCCGCCCAGTCCACCCACCAGACTGCAAATGCCGGCCAATGAAATGACTTGCATCCAGCCACGGGATTCCCGGGCTCAACGCGGTACGACGAACGCTCCGCCATCGCTCTGCGAGCTGCCGTCGTGTTTGGCGTTTCATGCCCGCATCCTCCGCAAAGATGCTTCACTGTTTTAGCTACCGCTCCCCAATCATGTTCTCCGTCGATTGTGCGGATTTCTTCAAACTGGATTTCCGCCCAAGCCCATTTTCTCCACTCCCCGCACCCCGCGCACTCATACCCCCATTCATGCGCTTCTCCTGTATCAAACTCTGCGTGAAAGTCGTGGCCTTCGTCTGCCCCTTGAGACACAAGGATTGTTTTACGGTTCCAGCGGTCATGGTGGCGCTTCTTGAGTTCCCCGACCATCCCGGGACGCCATTGCCAGACTTCGTCGCCGTATGCGTAGCGGACGCTTTTCTCTTGGAGGCTCGAGATGTTCGAGCCCACCAAGAAAAGGCTCATGTGCGGGAACATGATCGCGGTCTTCCGCTTTGAGTGCCTGTCAGCAGGAAATAGTTTCGCCACGGGCTCGCAAGCGTCGAGCATTGGAAGCAACCGACTCTCCGCCCACTCTTTCGCCATGTCGTCCGTCTGTCCGGCGATGAGCATCGGCCCGGGCTGCGCCGCTACAACAAAAGGAACCACGCACTCAAGGAGGGTTGTTTTGGCGCCTCCGGTCGGGGCGCACACCACGACCTGTTTGCAATGGTCGTCCGTGATAGACTCAAAGACTGCGTTCAGCCAAGGCGCAACCCGCCGGTCGAACTGCGTCGAACGTGCAGAGTGCGGAATTCGGACGTGCTCCTCAATCCAGTCGAGAATCGGATCGCGAAACTTCGGCCGGAGAGTATCGAGTACGCCGTCGATCCACGGAAGGCTCATTGCTCAATCCCCACCGTCTCAATTTCGCCAATGGCTGTCCGCAGTCGGTTCACCAATACAACGTGACGCGCCTCCAGTCGTTCGCGAATTGTCGCTTCATCAGCGCCAGCTAATTGCCCAGGAGCATCATTGGCCATTGCTGCCAGCTCCGCCACTATAAGCGCACCCACTCGTTGCCCTGCTTCGCGCATCGCCGACCGAGATACTAGCTCGCCTTTTTGTTGCTGGATCTTGAGGTCGAGGAGTTCGACTTCCATCAACGTCTTTTTGAGCTTTGCGGCTCCTTGATTAGTAGGCTCATCTTCCCGCTTTTGTGCCAACCAAGTCAGCAACTTTTCGCGAGTCCTTGGAGCCCCCTGCTTTATCCACCCGCGAGCTGTAGGTTGCGAGACGCCACCTATTTCTGCGACCTCGCGTTCTGTCAGTACGTGCGCGTCTCCAGATTCTTCAAACGACGCAACGATTTTTTGCTCGCGCTGTGTGATGGTTTTCCCTGCTTTGAGTTTTGCAAGGATATTTTTTACCTGTGCCTTGCCGACCTGTTCAGTAAGGCTCATTATTAAAAATGGCGTTCGCAGGTGGAAGCGGCGGTGGTCATGCGAGGCGCTTAGGTTCCTTGCCGGTTGCATCAACCCAGCGTTGGATCGCCACCGCGACATAGGCTGGCGAGATTTCGATGGCGCGGCATTTGCGGCCAAGTTGCTCGCAGGCGATGATTGTTGTTCCGCTGCCGCTGAAGGGTTCGTATAACACCTGTCCCAATTTGCTGCTGTTTTTTATTGCTTTCGCAACTAACTCAACAGGTTTCATTGTTGGGTGACCATCCGCAGATTTCGGTCTTGGAAAATTCCAGACATTGCTTTGCGTTCTGTCTTCAACCGCATGATGCGAAGCTCCGTCTTTCCAACCATACAAAATCGGTTCAGACTGTGAATGATAGTCCCCTCGCCCAAAAACAAACTGGTCTTTTACCCAAAGCAAGACCGGCGGTCTTGCTTGCTTCCAACCTTGGTTTCTAATTGTGGATACAAATTCAAGCGAATGTATATCTGGATAAAAAATGTAATAGCAAGCGCCAGAAACTAAGACCTCGTCGGCTTCGCGCATCGATGCTTGCAATAAAGCTGGAAGCCCAGCGGCATCATCGTTATGTATTCCAGCGTAATCTACTCCGTATGGTGGGTCTGTGACCATAAGGTTTGCGCGCACCCCACCCATCACTCGCTCCACATCCTCCTTCTTCGTGCTATCCCCGCACAACAACCGATGGTCGCCAAGCTCCCAAAGTTGCCCCGGCTCGACGCCCCACTTGGCGCGGAGTTCTTCGGCCTTGTCGATCTGCGGCTCGGCGTCGACGTCTGAGGTTTCTGCCTCGTCTTTTTTGAAATCAATTTCTCCAAATTCTAAGTCGTCGACACTCAGTCCTTTTATGTCTCCCCAGTCGATGGTGGCAATTTCGAGCTTGAGCATTTCCTCGTCCCATCCGCTGTTCACTTCGGCAAGCCGGTTGTCGGCTAGGATGTAGGCCTTGCGCTGATTGTCGGTAAGGTGACTCAAGCGGATGCACGGCACTTCAGTAAGGTTGAGTTGCTGCGCGGCCATCACGCGACCGTGCCCAGCGATGATGCCGTTGTCGGAGTCGATTAAGACGGGGTTATTAAAGCCAAATTCCCGGATGCTCCCGGCGAGCTTGGCGACTTGGCTGGCGTCGTGCTTTTTGGCATTGCGGGCATACGGGATAAGGTCAGCCGTTGATATATGCTCAATGTTCATTTTTGAAAAGTGATCAAAAAACAACACTCACGGTTTTTGTTGGCTCGAGGCCACCAC